GTGGTGCTGCCGCCGCCTCAGATGCCCGTTTGGTGATGTTCAGCACTCGCGTAAGGCCTTCGACTTGTTTCAGGTCGTCGCCAGTAAAAAACACGCCAGTTGAAGTTCCAAGACGTTTTACTTCATTGGCAAATTTATCTGGGGATATGACCGTTCCTTCTGCCACCTCTGCGGTTGCTTTTTCTGCCGCTCGCGCAAGGATTGCAGCCCTAGCGCTTTCACGTCCAGATGGTGTGAGGCTGGCATAAAGCTGACTGACTTCGCTTGGCTTTTTGCTAAAAAGCATGTTGCCAATAACCTCTGGCGTTGCGTCGCCACGTTTGAGCACTGATTTCAATGTGCTCATGTCCAATTCGCCTGCTAGATCGGCCAGGCGCTTGTCTGCCACTTTCCATTTTGTTACATCACGCCGTTCACCAACTTGCGTAATAAACGATTCCATGTCCTGCTTGAGTGGCTTGTAAATGCTAGACAAGGCTTTTTCACCAATGCCGCGAATAGATGCCAACTCTGGAGCTTTGAAACTTTCTCCAATTTGCTTTCGTAGTGTTTCAACGTTGACCAAATTCTGACCTTGCAATGCTGCTTTCCAGTCTGTCAAACGTTCAATGATTGGTGCAACTTCTTGGGTTTTGAGTCCTTGCAGTTTGGTAATCTGATCGTCAATGGCTTGCACTGTGTTGGTCATTGGCACTGTGCCAGCTTGCCCAAGACGCTCAATAACTTCTGTCTTTGCGCCAGCATACTTGGAAAGATCAGCGCCACGCTTGGTAGCCAAGTCCTTCATTACATCGTCTGTTGCTCTGGCAGCGTCATCGGCTCCAAAATCGCGCAACACATTGCGCACAGCCTCGATGCGCTCTGTCTGTTGAGCCTGACGCACGCCACCAGTGCCTGCGCCTGGAATACGTTCACCAATGGTTTGCAGCCACTTTGATGCAAAGGTGCGGGGAGGCACCACATCGGTGGTCATAAGGGTAACGCCTGCACGCTCTGCGGCTGCAATGTCAGATGGCAATTGCGCTGCTGTTGGTTGGATTTTGGTGGTGGCCAACTTTGCACCAGCAACACCTCCTAAAAGACTTGCAGCAATTTGACCAACTGGGCCAGCGCCCATTTCCTTTGCTGTTTGGCCTGCTACACCTGCACCGGCTCCACCTACTATTTGAGCCACTGGCTTTGCGGCCAGTTGGGCACCTACGGCTTGCGTAATGGGCTTGGCAACGCCAGCGGCCATTTCAATGGCCTTGCCAGCGGCTGCCATGCCACCAGCACCGGCTGCACCAGCCGATGTAGTTTGAACAATGCGTTCGGCTGCTGTTTTTGGCTCGGCAACGCCAAGGCGTGTCAGTAGGTCTTCCATTGCCTGAGTTGGAAGCGTGTACTTGGTTCCAAGCAAACTATTGATGGAGCCAACAATTGGATCGCCAACGGTCATTGCCAAGCCAGCAGCGCCAGCGCCTGCAATTGCGCCTGGGATAGCGCCCACACCGGCCAATGGAAGGCCAGCAGCGGCTCCAAGTGTTGCGCCTGCTGCGATGGGTGCAAGGCCACGAGTAACTGCACCTGTGAGGCCTTGCAGAGTTGTTTCTGCTGGCGCTGGTGTTGCCGCTGCTTCCAATGCTGCCGCACCACCGCCTGAACGAATTGCCGCAACCCGAGCTTTTAAATCGGGAGAATCTGGCAAAACATCATCTGGGATGTTGTTGATGGTGATGCCATCTTTTGTCGTGATGGAATAGGCCATTTCAGTAGTCCACCGTAACGTTTCTGTTGGTTGGCGTACCAGTTGGCAATGGGGCATTTATAACGCCACGGCCGCCTGTGACTGCCGCAGTCTCACCAAACACGTTTTCAGGGTTAAGTTTGTAATTCTTGACCACCACGTTAAGCGCCTTCTTTTCCTCACCTGCCTTTTTCTGTGCTGAGTCTAGATATTGCTTGGCAAGGCTGACGAATTCTTCTCGTTGTTTTGGCTGCAAGAACTGGCCGTTTTCTGCCTTTTTCAGACTATTTTCAAGTCTTGTGTACAGGCCAGCAGTGTCCCTAGCTGTTGCAAATTCAGTCTCGCGCACCACTGAACCTGGGTCGAGCATCTTCATGAATCCCGTAATCAAAGCAATGTCGCCTGGGCCAGTTTTGGCGTCTGCCGAAGACTTGATGTTGCTGAATGTGCCTCCGAGTTCGCCAAAAACTTTAGTTCGGCCTTGGAATTCCTTACGCAGCTTTTCTTCATAGTCAAATTTTTTGGCTGGGTCAACACCGCCATTGGCTTTAGACGCTTCAAGCTCAAGCAAAATTTTTGAAGTCTCTACATCAAGTTTTCGACCTTGTGCCAATGCTGAATCAATCTGAACTTTTGTCAAACCAAGTTGGGCGCCCTTCTGTTGCACATCCAACACCTCATTGGCTCTAGCAAATTCAGCTTTTATTGCTGCACTTTCAGCTTGCGCTTTTGCTAGTTTTAATGCGGCAGTTTGCTTTTCTCCTTCGGTGATTGCTTGCTCTTGAGCTATTAAAGCATCTGCTTCCGCTTTGTCTGCTTTTGCAAGTTTTTCACGCAATTCGGCTGGGGCTGCTGCTGCCGTTCTGCGCTCAGACCTTACATTTGTAATAGCGTCATACCACTCTTTTCCAAAAGCCCCAGCACCAAGTAACTCAATATCATTTGCAGCTTTTGCTGGGGAAATGTCTATAACTTTTAAAGTATCTTGCCATGCAAGTTTTTGCTGTGGGTCTGTCTCTGCTTCTATGCGATTATTTAAAAGTGTTTTTGCAGTCTCTGGATTTTGTTCCAATGCGACAAGCAATTGACCAGTGAAGCGCTTAGATGAATTCAGCTTTTCGTCACTCATGTTTTTTGCAACGGCTTGCAATGCGTCAAATTGTTGCTTGTTGGCTCCGACCAAAAGAGGCTCAATATCGGAATAAGTACGCTGTGCTGCTGGTTTGCTAAAAAAAGCATCAATTCCTGTTTGATAGGTCTTAGCTTTTTCTTGCGCTTGTCGTTGAGCCTGCACCTCTGCACCGGCTGCGCCAATTTTGAAGCCGCCCAGTGCTGCCTCAAATGGGCTTTGCACATCAACTGAGTAGTTGATTGGGCCTTGGAATGGATTGATGGTTGCCATGTTGTTTTCCGTTTAGAACCCGAAGCCCATGCCAGCCTTACCACCTGCGCCATATTGCATTCCTAAGAACTGGGCTGGAAGATTAAGAACCTGGCCATAGGCCTTGGCCTCGCCAAGTGCTCCACCGGCTCTGGCTGCGCCTTGGGAGGCCAGCAGGTTGGAGACGTTGGTTCCTGTCTCCATGCCAGCAGCGCCGACACCGGCAGCAGAACGCTGGCCCAATTGCGTCATTCCACCGAGACGGCCATATTGCTCTTCAATGAGGCTGGACAGGAGCTGTGGCCGAAACTGAGCCAATGCGCCTTGGATGTTGCCGCCACGCAAGCCACCAGTGGCCGATGCACGTTGCAACATTGCTTCCTCGCCTTGCTGGGATAGCGCCTTAAAGGTCTCGCCCCCACGGATGCGATCAATGGCCGCACGCTCGGCCTCTGGGCCTCTGAGGCCAAGGAATGCTTGCTGCGCTTCAAGTGCTGGAGTGCCTGCTTCGGTGTAGGGTTTTAGCAATGCCTGCATGGCATCAAATTGCCGACGTTGTTCTTCAATGCCAGCCTGAGCTGCGCCTGCTTGCGTTTCAGCAGCACTGCCTGCTGCCTTGGCTTGCATTGAGCTGCCTAAGAGCTGGCTTCCAGCTACAACTAGGCCTGTGATTGGATCAGGCATTGCCGAACTCCTTCATGTAATCTTCGAATTTCTCGCCATATAACTCCATGACCAGATGCGCATTCTTTGTGGCAAAGCCTGGGCCATGCGTGATTGAGACGGCCATCAGGACCAGGTCGTAATAGCCTGCACGCCAGACGAACGATCTAGCATCTGCTTGGCCTGCACGCTCTGCCTGGTCCGAGGCTTGCCACTTCATGATTGCGGTTGCCAACAAGGGCACGAGGTTGTGGCTGTTGACGATAAAGAATTGGTTTTGGTGCATACCTACCAGCGAGTTCCAGATGGCTGCATTCAGATCTTTGCGCTCAACCGTATCGCCGTCGGCAATATCGTCAAACACCTGAATGGCATCGTAGACCATCACCAGCCATTCCACGACTGGCGCAGGCAGCAGAAGAACCCTTTGCAGGTTTTCTTTGAGCCAATCGATACCAGTCATGCACAACTCCTTTTTAGGGCAAGCTGCTGGTGGCTTTGGTGACTCAGCGCCATCATTGTCCCATATTTCAGCATTTCGTCAATCCATCTCGCATTCGCGCTCTTCCCAGGCTTGGCACAGGCGCAGGTCGTGGCAAATGAAGTCGAATTTGTCGCAGTAGCCACGGAATCCAGCGTCGGTGTCCCAGTCGTTGCGGGGAATGCGTTCCATCTTGGCCTGCGTCATGGTGCTGTTGTCGTAATACTCGCAATTCGAGCAGCGACGGCGACGGGCCTCTTTCTCGTCCACTTGCATGGCCTTGCCCACTGTGACCCAGTAGACCTTGTTGGCCGTTGGCTCGTTGCTCGGTTTCTCGGGGCCGAGCATCCAGTCGTCGATCACGGTCTGGGTGTTCTTCTTGTTCTCGGCTGCCGTGATGAATTCTTCTTCCGTCGGCAGGCCCATAAAGCCCTTGGGCATCATCATGAATTTGTCCATGCTCTTCTCCTTGATTAAGTGATTTCTCGGCCTGATGCTCGGATGGTCAGCGAGGTGGCTGCGCTGGCAATCGTGGAGATGACGCCAGCGGCCTCGAGCGCCTGACCGACCAGCTCGGGGCAAGTGTAGGTTTCGTCGGGGGCAATGCTGCGGGTGTCAATTATCAGGTTGCCTGCACCCACGCTGCCGCCGCCAGTGACCAGATTGGCGCTGAATGTGACGTTGCCTCCGCTGGTGTTGGTAACGGTGAATTTGTCGATGATCGCCTTGCAGTTCACGGCGGTGTACTGGACGGTATTGGTGTTTTCGGCCTGCTTGGCAGGAATTAAGACTTTGACTGTGACGGTCATTATTTGCTCCTTATGTGGCTTCTGCACCGCTGGCGGTGATGGTCAGGCCTGCCGATGCCGCCTGAATTTGTACGGTATCGCCTGCGTTGATGATCTGCACGCCATCGTATTGCAAAGCATTGTTTGCTGGTACTGGAATGTCGTAAATAAATGCGTTTGATGTTCCAGCAGAACCTGCGGATGGAACTAAGAACAAGCGCACATTAATGGCCGCTGCCGTAGTGTTGGCAATGGTAAATTCTTTAAAGAATGTGCGAGTGCTGGCAGGCACTGTATACAGCGTTGTCACGCCAGTGGTGATGACGGCCTGTCCGAGTTTGGTTGGTGTAATTACATCGTAAGCCATGTGAGCACCTGATTTGATCGCACTGAGGCGGTTTGGTTTGCATAAGGCAAGATGCCATTTACATCATGCGCCAGTTCAATATTGTTGCGCACTGGTGCCAGTGCCAGCAATTCCAAGGACTGGGCTAGGCGGGTGAGCTGCGCCAGCGCGTCGTTGGCGGTGGCCTGGGCGCTGCCTGCCTCCAGCTTGGCCTCGTTGACTTCGTCGGGGATGTACTGCGCCGCATCGGCAACGGAAAAGAGCAGCTCGAACTGCCTGATCTGTTGCTGGTCGGTCAAGAACTGCGCGAGCTGGTCACGCGTCAGGTTGAGCTTGCGGGAATAGGGGGCTGCCGTGGCCATCAGAACGCCAATGCTTCGATCTGGGCTTCAAGTCGGATGAAGGACACGTGCGCGTCGCTATCGCCACGGAAACGCTGGATGCGCCAGTTGCGCATGTGACCCTGCTGGAACCAGGCCAGGCGCTTGTTGCTGCCTGTGGTGCCGACGGTGATGCTGCGGTCTTGGCTCCAGGCTTTGCCGTCCACGCTGTAGCTGGTGCTGATCTGTGGGTTGGTGCCCACGGCCACGCTGCCGGTGAGGCTGACAAGCTCTAGCTCGTTGAAGATGGCGCCGTTGCTTTCGTTGTAGACGATGAGCGTGCCGAATTCCCAGCGCACTTGTTCGCCCCAGTGGTGGCCGGTGCCTTGCACAAAGTAGCCGATGGAGGTGGACTGCGGGTTGCCCACGAGCCACTTGTCGTAGACCCAAACAAAATTGCGTGCGCGGTACTGGGCAAAGCCGACCACCGCGGTGGTGAGCGTAAACCAGACCTGCTCACCCAGTTCCCGAGATGCCGATGCGTCATAGACGATGGTGCGGTCTGGAAGGTGGACGTAGAGGTGTTCGTGCGCTTTGTCGTTGCGTGCTTCGAGCTTTACGGTGGCCAGTTGCAGCTCGGTGTAGTTCAGCAGCAGGTTGTCGATTTCCTGAGTGCTGGCCTTCTCTGTGGTGGCTGCTGCGCCCACGTAGATGCCAGGCGCTTCGTTGCGGCCACCGCCAAGGAAAGCAATACGCTCAACAAAGACGCAGCACCCTTGAGTGCCGACAACGCCCTTTTGGATTTGAGCGCCCTCGACGCGTGCGAAGGGGAACAGCTCGCCGCCCACGTTGTCGAATACCTCAATGGTATGGCGGTTAAGGGCATAAACCTCATTGCGCAGCTTGAGCAGGGCGACCACAGGGTCAGGGTCTGCCTCGGATGCGCCGTATTTCAGCGGGTTGACTTGGGTCGGGTCTGTCAGCTCGGTGACGATCAGGGACTCGCCGTCGGTGGTCATGAAGTAGCCGTCCACCCAAACCACATCAAGCACAATGCCAAGGTCGGGGTCGGTGACTTGAACGAGGGTGGACGTGAGCGGGTTCCAGTAGTACAGACGGCCACCGGAGGCGATGGCCAAGAGGTCAAAGCTGTAGTCCATTGTCACCAGTTGGGTGGTTGGGCCTCCAACGTCGCCCAAGATTGCAACGGTGCCGTCGCTGTACACGCGGACCAGGCTGGTGCCCATGACGCGATAGCAGATGCCATTCCACTCAATGCCGCCACGGTCGATGCCTGGGCCTGTGCCGTTGGCAACGATGCCGTCACCTGGGCGCAGAAAGCCATTGCTGATGCCAGACTTTTTTGGCACCGGCACCATGTTGATGGGGTATGCGGTGCGCAGCTCTGGCGTGTTGTCAGCGTAAATGCCGTTGAGGATAGGGATTTGCATGGCTTACCACTTGACCTTGTTGGCCCAATACGCTGCGCTCATCTTGCCCTTGGCAATGTTCTCAGCGTGCCTGGCTTTGAATGATTCGTTGCGCTTGCTGCCTTCGGGTGAACCTTTGACACCTTGCTGGCCGAAGCGAATTGTCTTCACTTCGTCCCCAGCCTTGGCCACGACAACGTGGCTTTTGGTTGGATGCGATGGCGTGCGCTTGGGCTGGTTATAGCCCTCTACGCCAGCGCGTGCAAGTCTTGTGTCTTTGGTGGCCATGTTAGAACAAGAGGTGCATGTTGTAGTATTCCAACTGAACCAACTCGTTTGCAGTGGCCGGTTGAGCGGTGATTGCAAATGTCTGATCTACATTGGTGTTAACGGACAGCGTAACGACAGCACCTGTTGAGGCACCGTGTCCAGTGGCACTAACTGCATTTGAAACAATTTGTGAACCTCCACGATTCACGATGTTCTTTTGAACCGACACACTTGCAACGTTGGCTGCGGGTAATGTGAAGATTGCGCTTCCACCAAATGTCATGCCAAGGTTTTTGGCATTGGCGCTGTTGGTCAAACTGAAAAGTGCATCGATCTCTATCTCTCCACCAGTACCAATTGACCAGCCTGGCACAGTGACAGATGCCAGAGTGACTGCGGTGTTAGCCACAGCAACCACTGGAGTGCCGTACCAAACATAGGCAACTTGCACGCCACTTTGCGTTCCGCTTGTTGTGATGGCTGCGCCGCCTGCGGATGCAGACACGGTGAAAGTATTGGGAGACAATACGGTTTTGACGTAGTAGGTCGTGTTAATCGCCAAGCCTGTTGGCAATGCGCCAGTGGTCAAGAATCGGATTGGGTTGTTTGCAGATAGGCCATGATCTGTCCATGTCACCACACCAGGCGCTGCGATAGTGATCGTCACAGTGGAGTCAATGAAAGGCAGATTGATGGTCACTAATGTTCCGGTGGTGTCGGTGTCCAATGCAGTGACTGGATATAAACCGGTAACACCAGAACCACCAGTCCATGTCACATAGACATTTTCACCAACTGCCACAGCAGTGGTAAGACCGTGAGCGCCAGCACTGTTTAGACGAACATTTCCAGCATTGTCATCATAGGTCAAGGTAATGAATGTGGCAGCAGGCTCAACCAGTCCAATTGGGCCATTGTTTGCAAACACCAATGCTGGGAAGCTGCGCAACTGGGGCTGTGTGCCAATGCTGTACTCAACCGTTGCATTGCGGTTTTGAATGCGAATAGTGCGTTCTTCACCGTAGGGGCCGAAGGTCTGCGCCGTGTTGAACAGGCTTCCCAGAGTGGAATAAATCCATTGCTGGCCTGGGTAGGCGGTTTGCAGTTGTACGGTAGTTGGATCGTTTCCGGTATTACCAATGCTGATGTATTCACCAACAGGCAGAATCACATCGACTTGGTTGGCTGTTAGGCTGGGCTGTATGAACATAATTTACTCCTTTGGTTTAAACGTAACTTGGATACCACTTGCTGGTGCCTGAATCGTAGGTCATTGTCAGCGCTCGGTTGACAACGGCTGTACCGGCCACCGCTATGTTGCCTGCGGTTGTCCAAGTGAATGCGCCTGTGGGGATCAGGGTGATGGTTCCACCGGCAGTGGAGAAGCTGGTCGAGGCAGTGATCGTGACAACTGCCGCCGTGCCGCTGATAAACGTGATGCTTTTTGTGGGCGCGATGGTGGCTGCGCTTGCAATGGTGGTGGCTGCTGCGTTAGTGCCAAGCAATCCAACAAAGGATGCGTCTGCGCCATTCCAGTAAGCAGCCACGTCACCATTGCCATTACTCAGAACTACATAGCCGGTTGTGGCAGTGCGAATGTCCAACACGCCAGGGGTGTTGCCTTGGAAATTTCCCAAAATTACGTTGTTGCTGCCGGTGGTAATTTGGAAGCCCGAGAGGTAGCCAATACCGATATTGGTGTTTCCGGTGGTGGTTGCCAGCGCAGAGCCGCCAATTGCCGTATTGAATAGGCCGCTGACGTTGAGGCGAAGGGTGCTGTCGCCAATGCTGACGTTTTGGCGTGCCGTCGTGCGAGCCTGCTGCGAGTCAAAACCGATGGCGACATTGGAGAACCCGTCAATGTTTGCCTTGAGGGTGTTGGTGCCGATGGCAATGTTCTTCAGGCCAGTCGTGTTTACCAGCAGGGCTGAATTGTTGATGGCCACGTTGTTGGTGCCAGTTGTGTTGGCTGTCAAGCCATCGCCCATCACCACGTTGGAGGTGTTGGTTCCAGAGCCACGGCCAACGACAAGGCCTTGCAGCGTGGTCAGGCCTGGGGTAACTGTGAGGCTAGTAAGGTTGACCGAAAATTCTGCGCTGATGTTGTACCAAGAGTTTGTGGCCTGGTAGTAGCGCACCGTGAAGGCTGCGCCAGCGGAAATTAATGAAGGAAAGCCAAAGCCTGCGGCTGCGCCGTTGAGCGCCAAGTTGAAGGCAGTGATCTCTTGCGTCGTGGTGATGAGCACCTGGGTGCCGTCTGGCGTGCCGGTGTTCAGCGGGAGAGTGATTGTTCCAGAGGCCAGAGCGCCAGCGGGTTGCAACAGCATCCACTGCTGCTCGCTGACTGGCGTGGGCACGGTAATGTTGAAGCCGGTGCCTGGGACGTACAGGTTGGTCGAGACGGTCGGGGAGGCAAAGACGGTCTGGAAATACGTGAGCAGTTGCGTGACCGAGACTTTGCGAGCGTCGCCGTTGTTCGGCACGTAAATCGGAAGCTGGTCGCCGCCGGAAACTTGGCTGATGCCTGCGAGTTGGTTGATGGTTGGCATGGTTGCTCCTTAATAGAATTCGATGGGGCCGTCTTGACCGGCAAGGACTGGATCGACGGGCCTGCGCAGGAATGGATTGTCGTACATTCGCCAGGGTTTGTTGCCTGCACCGCTGGGCATGGTGCCTGGCATCTGCTGCTCCATCGGCATGGCCGCGAGCGATAGCAGGGTGTTGTAGGACTCCTTGGCCGTGGTCTTGGTGTCGGGCATGACCTGCTTGCCGTAGCTGGGCGCCAGTTTGATGGCCAGGTTGGTGTAGATGGCCTCGTTGGAGCTGTCGGGCACGTTGGTCTGCTCGTCCAGATCGCTGTCTTGGGGGCTAGATGGCAGCGGGTAGCCAAGGCGAATGCCGAGCGCGTTCCAGGCTGCAATCATGGTGTCGAGCCTGCGCAGCGCGGATTGAAACTGCTCTGGTGTCAGGTCGAAGACGTAGGAGGCAAGGCCAATTTCTTCAAAGGCCTGCGTGACGAATTGGCGCTTTGTCCATCCCATGTCATTCTCCTGTGGTCGGGTCGGTGAGTCTGTCTTGGATCAATTGTCCCAGTTTTTTGTCTTTTGTGCGACCATCAAAGCGGATTCCGAGTTCTTTGGCCTTGGCCTCCAGCTCTGCGCGGGTGGGCGCTGCGTCGTCGATGACTGGCTCGGGCACTGGGGCTGGCTCGATTGCTGGCGCTGGCTGCTTCCAGCCTAGTGGCCTGGATGGCTTGCGCTTCTTGGTCTTTTTGGCCTTGAGTTTGACGCGCCAGTCTGCGATCTTCTTGGGCGGCGTGGCCTTGTCGCCTGCGGCCTCGATGGCCTCTGCGGACGATGGGAACCAGCCTACGGCCAGCTTCTCGTCAAATTCTTCCTGAGTTTTCGCGCCAATAAAGCTGTACGTGCCTCCGCCTGGCTTCGTATGTGGGCCTGGGCTGCGGTACAGCATGGTGGGAAATAACACGCTCATTTCTTGGCTTTCATGGGCTTGGCTGTCTTTGCGGCTGCTTTGAATGCGGCTGCTGTGGGTGCGCCTTTGGTGCCAGGCTTGCGCATGCGCTCGGGTGTCTTGCCTGCGGCCTTCTGGTCTGCAATGCGCTCGCGCTTGGCTGCGATGTTAGCGTAGAGACCGGCCTTCATTTCATGGCCTTCTTTGGTGCTTTGCTGGGCTTGCCTGCTGCTTTGGCTGCTTTGGTAGCCACGGACAACGCGATGGCCACTGACTGCTTTTGCGGCTTGCCGGATTTCATTTCTTTGGCAATGTTCTTGCCGATGGACTTGCTTGAATAACCTTTTGCCAATGGCATGGTGATCTCCTTGATGGAATGAAAGAAGGGGCCGAAGCCCCTTCAATCAGTTCAGCTTACTGGTTGAACAACAGGATGCCGGACATCTCGGGCTGCTTGTTGACCACGCCGAAGAGCGTGTCCAAGCGGTACTTGATGACCATGCTGTCAATGTCGTAAAACTTCTGCATGACCAACTCAACGCCCTGGTCGGTGGTGGCGCGCATCACTGCGGTGCCAGCATCGGCTGGGATTGCGTAACGGCCAGGCAAGATTTCCAGCGAATCTTTCTGCCAGAACACATTGATTGCCGAAGCACCAGTGTTGAGCCAGTTGATTGCTGCGGTTGCCGACTCGGTGACCACTTCCACGTTCTTGTACTGCAACTCAGCATCGGTAGGAGTAGCTCCGGTTGCGCCGATGATGGGAGGGCTGATAACCAAGGTAACGCCGCCAGCGGGGACGCTGATGACGCGGAACGTCTTGAGCTGGCCGGTGGTTTCTTTGGTGATGTGATGCACTGCCTGAATGCCGTCGATGGTGAACGCGTCGCCAGCAACCACGCCGACCGAGTTGGACACGGTAACGGTTTGGTAGCGGTTGTCAACGTTGATCTGGCCGCCGACCGAGGTCGAAGTGGCTTGAGGAACGTAGTCAGCTTGCGCGCCATTGGTTGCAATGGTGGTCGTGCCACCGGCTGCCACAGCGATGCGGTTTGCGTAGTCGAACTTGTAGGTATCGAAACCTGCAACCATGCCAACGAAATTGCGCTCATAGGCCTTGTCAGACTTCTGATTGCCAAACGAACGGCTGGCTTGAGACAAGTTACCGGCCAGACCGTTGTAGTCGCGGCTGGACAGGCCCAGGAAACGATCATAGTCAGGCACGCCCTGCTCGTTCATGATGGTGTCGCACAGGGAAATGTCATCGTAGTCACCGGCAGCAGCAGCAATTGGAACCACCAGCGTGCCTTGAGCGGCTGCGGTGTTCATGATCGCCACGTTGATGTCGGAGGCCAGCTTCTGCTTGGCGCTTTCGCCCAGACGACCTTCTTGCAGCGCGTCGCGCAGATCGAGGGTGGTCATGGTCCAGGGCACCGTTTGGCTGAAGCCAATGGTGGAAGGAACCGACAACTGCGTCATGTTCTGATACGTCACAGGGGTGCCAGGGGTGCTGTTTTGCGACTGGGCGATGTAAGGCTGTGGGCGCCAGATCGTGTCGTTGGTACGGGCCATTTCGGTCTGGTTGGTGTTGTAGACCGACACGTGACGCGACAGAACCAGCAGGTCTTGGAAACCTTCGAGGATGTCTTCAAACGCGACGCGTTCTTCTTTTGAGAAACTATTGGACATGATTAACTCCTAAATTAAAAATCACTTGGATGCTGTTCGTTTCTGCGCTTTGTACTGAATGACCTTGGTCATGTTGCCAGTACGAGCCGCTTCTTCTCGCAGCCGTTCGAGGGTTGAGTCCACCGCCCCAGAAGATCGGCCAGTTCCTGACACGACGCGCTCGGGTGGTGGGGCTGCCTTGCGGTTTGTAACTTTCAATTCTTTCTCCAGTTTCGCTACCGCAAAGGCAAACTTTACGGGGTCTTTGATATCGGACAACTCTTTTGCCTTCTTGGGATTCTTGCCAAGTGCGTAGATGACGAGCGCGGGGTTATCCGCACCTTGGAGCACCACGCCTTGCTGGGTGACGCTGAAGAGTTCCTGGGCCACGGCCTCGGCATCTTCAAAGTCTTTGACTCGCAGCTCGGCTTTCGCCTTGCCGTAGCCGTCCAGCTTGGACTGCCATGCCTTTTGCTGATTCATAACTTCAGCTTCTTGCCTGGCGTTGACATCATCGGCTTGTCGCTTGCGCTCGAACCATGTTGTCAGTGCTTCCTCGAACTTCTCAGCGTCGTAGTCGTGATCTTCCAGGCTTGGCTTCTTGCCCAACATGACCGGCTTGGTCTCAGTCTGTGCGGTGCTTTGCAGCTTGCCCTGCAGCTCACGGTTTTGGCGTTGCAGTTCTCTATTCGTCTTACGCAGCTCGCGTACCCATTCTGGCGCGTGAGTCTGTTCTTCGGGAGGTGGCGCTTCCTCACCAATGCTCACGATCACTTCGTCGTTGTCGCTTTCGTCTGATTCATCGGCTGAGTCTGCGCTGGGCGCGTCCTCAACTTGGATTTCGTCCTCGACCATCACGTCTTCGTCGTCGTTATCGTGTACTTCTGCCTTTGTGCTCATCTTCTGACCCCATCAAACTCACCCAAAGGACGGCTGGGTGGATGCCGTTGATTACATTCTCGCTCTTTTTCAGTTATCTTACAACGGGCTGAATTATCTGGCCCTGCATTATTTGTTGGACTGCCTCGGCATTCGTGAGCGCCATGTTCTGCGCGGTCTCGTCAACCTTGCCCAGCGTCTCCAGCGTTTTGGCGCGGCTGAGTTCTGCGTCGGCCACGGTCTTGACGGTGCTGGCGCGTGCCTGGGCTGCTTTGGCGGTGGCTTCTTCTGCCGCGGCTTGCAGGTACATGGCATTCGGGTCTTGCGGCTGGCCCTGCATCTCGGCCATGAGTTCTTGCGCCTCGTCGTCGGTGGGCTTGACCACGCCCATGCGCAGGAGCTTCTTGCGGAAGTAGGCGTTCGTGTCGCTGAGGCCTTCGCCTTCCATGTTCATCATGGCCATGGCGGTGAGCACCTGGGCGGTCTCTGGGTCTTGGGTGATCTGGAGCATGCCAGTGATGGCGCGGACGGTGGCCGACTTCTTGCTGCTGCTGGACGGGCCAACGTCAGCGATCACGTCAAAGGTAGCGCTGGTCATGTCGTTGGCCATCACCATTGCGCCGGTTTCTTGGTCGATGGTGGGCTGCATGAGCTCGATCATGCCTGCCTCGCCAGTGGGCGCAATGGTCTTCATCTTGCGCTTGTCCTCGGTGTAGATGTCCTTGGCCATTGAGAGCCAGATTTCGCCGCAGCGCTTCATGCCTTTGGCGAAGTTGGACATGTAGATAAAGGCCTGGCCATCGACACGGGCCTGAATCATCTCGACGGCCTTGCCTGAGATGTTGCTGACCATCTTGTCGGCACCGGCTGGGTTGCCCAAGATGTCCTGCATGTCGGTCTCGGTGATCTGCAAGAGCGCGGCCATTGCCGGTGGGATTGCTGGGCTGCGGGTGTAGGCCACTGGGCCGCTGATGGTTTGCTCGCCGTTTTGCCCTGTGATCGGGTTGACCAGCAGGTACGGGTAGTCCTTGAGATTGTCCTCGGCCCACATGACCTGATGGCCTGCGACCTGCTCTGGGGTCAGGATGGGCTTCTCAACGCTGGACAGGGCGCTGATCTCGCCCAGCTTGCTGAGCTGCATGTTCTTGAGGCGTTGGGCATCCTTGGCCAGGCGCACGTGGCCCATGCAACGCTCAACGTTATCGACAAACCAGCGTTTGCCGTAAACCACCACGATGGGAATGCACTTGCCAGCGATGTAGCCTGCGTCTTCCAGCACCCTGCCGCCGGACATGACGTACTTGCGCACCTTGCGCCGCTTGACACGTTTCTGGCGAATCTCGGTCGTGCCGATGGCTGCCAGGGTTTCTTCTAGGGTTTCGTCAATGGCAAAATCGGCTTGGGTGTAGCGCTCCTCTTCGCCGGTGATGTTTTGGAAGATGCGGATGGTCTCGGTCTTTTCCTCGACCTTGAAATACTCGGCCACGTAGACCACGTCGGGTGTACACCAGTCGAATTCATACTGGTGGATGATCTTGGGCCAGTCGGTTGGGTCATCGCCCCAGGTGTCTTTGTAGGCTTGGCGCGTCATGCTGGTGACCACAAAGCAGAATTTCGCGTCGGACTTGTCCTGGCGCTTGGCGCCCAGGTCGAAGAACACCGAGCTGTCGGCGTCAAAGATGGGCTCGATGCGGATGCGCTGGCGGTCGTCCTCTGGGTCTTCGTCGTCCTCGTAGACCGTGCGCAAGCGCCAGGCGCCGATGCCGCCGCCTACGGCCTCCTCGAAGGCGTTGTCGTATGCCTCGTCGGCCACGGATGCCTGCTCGTCGGCGCGGTACAAGCCATCGCAGACCTCGGCTAACTTGTCATTCTCTACGCCGTCCTTGGAGACGAAGTCCACCGTGATGCGGTTGTTGCGGTACTCGTTGACCACGCGGATGACGGCCAACATGATCTTGTTGACCTCAAACTTGGGCTTGTTCTCGTACTGATCCCAGAGTGGGCCTTCCCACTGGCTGCCTGCCAGGGAGTAGAAGCGCCGGTCTTGGAGGCATTGCAGGCGCTCGTCGCGCAGGGCGCTTTGCACGTCGTCGAACTGGGCCAGCGCTTCGGAGTGCAGGTTGGCAAGGCGTTGGTCGGTGGAGAGTCGGGCCATGTTATATCCTCATTTTGGGTGATTTTCTCACCATTTCTTGACGTTTGGCAATGGCGTGAAGGCCTGAACCTTGGGAACCGCGCGCCGCACGCCCTCGCAAGCGTAGCGCAGCGCGTCAATTACGTGGTTCTTTTTGTCCTCGAGCACCGGCAGGATTTTGCCTGTAAGCGGGTCTTGCTTGTAACTGTACAGGGTCAGCTCGTCAATGGTATGCGTGCAGCGCGGGTGAACCACGATGTCGTAGTTCTTCAAAAACTCAATGCCTTCCTCTACCGACTTTGGCCCTTTGACGGCGGTCATGATCTTGGGAAAACCATTCTTGCGCATGTGGCTGATCGTCTCCGGCCTGGCTGAGTCGGCCACGATGGGCCATTTCTCGGCCTCGGGCACCTGCATGAATAGCTCAGGGGTGTTGACGATCTCGCAGCCAACCATGTAGGCCTCGTGGTCGATGTATAGCTTGCGCCCGATGATGTGGCAGCGCACCAGGGTGGTCGGGTCAACCGCATAGCCCCAGTCAGCGCCCAGCCGGTGGATTGCGTCGGGCGGTGCCTCGAAGTCGTCAATCACCCAGTTCTTAAACACGCGGCTGCTGCTGTTGGTCAGGTAACTGCCCATCCAAACATGGGTGTACTTGTCGGAGTCGCGCCGCTTGTCGTACTCCATCTCGTCGCGCAGGACTTGCGGGAACCAGGGGTTATCGGTGAAGTTGACCTTCAGAACGGTGGCATCCTTGGGAGGTGTCGGGCCACGCAACAGGAAGTCCACGGGGTCGGACTGCTGGCGAGGGTTCCACGTAAACCACAACTCACTGTCTGGCTTTCGGATTGTTGGCCGCAGCAGGTCCAGGCTGGTCTGGCTCAGGCTTTGGGCCTCCTCCACCCAGGCGCAGTCGTAGCCTTCCAGCGACTTGATCGAGTCGGCGGTATGGTTCTGCATACCCTGGAAGATGATTGCGCCGTCGGCCTTCTTGGACTTGATGACGGCATCCTGAACCTCGAAATACGCGCCAGCGTTCATGTCCTGAATCTTGGTCTCGAGCAGCCGCTTCACCGATTGATTCAAGGATTTCTGAATCTCACGCACGCAAACGCTGCGCCGCTTCTGATCCATGATGTGGGCCTCGATCATCAGCTCGGCAAACATGTGAGACTTGCCCGAGCCTCGGCCACCCCAAGCGCCTTTGTACCGGCTGGCCTCCAGCAGGGGAACGGCCCATTCGGGGGTCTGGAGCTGGAGGGTTGTCAAGATTTAACCACTATGCGCTCAATGCGCTGCACCAATGGGTTGGCAGGATCGCCCGATACTTCCAGCTTTTCGCCGTACTTCTTAGGCGCCAGCTTGGACAGCAGCCACTTGCGGGTGTCCACTTGGAGCTTGTGCTTTTGCACTGCCGCCCAGTCTTTCTTGCCGTCTGGTTGCAGACCAACATCAACATCGCTCAGCTCAATCACCTCGTTGGCAATGCGCTCAATCAGGTCTTCCCTCGCGCGTGCGTAGTTGTTGGCCAGCTCCGCATCTTCCCCGACCCAGCCAACAAAGGTGCTGTGATGCACGCCAACAGCCGCGCAAGCCTTGAACGTACTCAAACCACCACGCATGCCTTCAAGCACCATGTCAGCGATCTTGCGCCGATCTGGACTGCCTGGCTTGGTTTTGTGTGTTTTCGTGGTCATGCTGCATTGTCTCCTAAAAATTGTTTCCGCGCCAACTTCATGGCGTCCTTGAGATCGAGCCTGAGCTGCTCGTTCGCGGCCTGCTCATCTTGCAGCCTGATGTAGACCTCAGTCGCAAACTTGGCCAAATTGGAATGCTGCCAGGTTGCGAAGTTTGGGGTTTCTCGTTGGTTGGTCATGCAAACACCTTGTCACCCGCTTTTAGCCATGCTGACTTGGATTGATAAAAACGCCAGTTCTCCATTTCGGACTCTGCAAAGGTTTGGCGTCCGTTTGGAAGTCCATCAATCCAAGAGAAAAATTGCACGGTTGCATGGCATGAGGTGTGATTGCGATGTACGACCATTCCTTGCTTGTCAATTTTTCCGTCTAAATCAAGTATGTGAAAAAATTTATTCTGCAATTGATTCATGTTCATTTCCTTTTCAGCCTGTGGATAACTTTGTCCCAATTTTTCCGCATCCAGTTGCCCCTACTGCCCCTAACGTATACGTTTTAGGGGCGGGGCGGGGCGATTTAACTGGCTTTTGCCCCTAATCCCTAAAAGCCCCTAGGGGCACTCAGGGGCGATTAGGGGCGATTCTTTTCTCCATTTTTCTGCATCATCATGGCGCTGATTTGAGCTTCGTTGATGAAAATCCAGCCATGCTCGAAGGTCTCCAGAACGCCTGCATTGAGCAGTTGCGCGATGATTCCTTCTGGTCTAGATGCCTCGGTTTTGTTCTTGGCGGTGCGTTCTGCCATGCCATCCTTGACCAAAAGATCGCGCAATGCTGACCGGCTGACATAGGGTAAACCATTACGTTCTTCTGCACCGGATGACCACCAGGCACGCTCAACCGTCCGGTTGTTCTCGTCATGTTTTGTGGGTTTTTTGTGGGGTTTTGTGGCATTTGATTCTTCATCTGGGATGGCCACGCAGGTTGTTGCAGCGCCGCCGAACTTCGATATTCCCATCTCGATCACTTCCAGTTTGAAGTAAATCGCATCGCCTTTGCTTGGCAGTTCGCGCTGTTTGGTCACGTTGACCATGCGGATGCCTTCCTTTTCGATCACCTCAATCTCGGTATCAATGTGCGCTCGGATGCCTGACCAGCCGCGTGCGCCTTTGGCTGCGTCTTTGCCGTTGTGGTGAATAATCATCAGTGCCGCGCCTGTTGCGGTGGCTACCTGGTCGAATCGGGCCATGACTGGCCCCATGTCCTCACCGCTGTTTTCGTTGGCGCCTGCGCTCATTCTGGCCAGGGTGTCGCCAATGATGAGGCGCACCGGCTTGCCTTTGATCTGCTCAATGGCCCTGACCAGCTCGATTACGTCGTGGGCATCTTGGTCTCCGTTGTAGAAGTTCATGGGGACTGGCACCATTGCCAGGTTCTCTAAGTTGCAGCCGTGGTATTTTTTGATTGCTTGCATGCGTGATCGGATGCTGGCAGGGGCTTCGCTGGCCAG